GAAGCGTCTAATATAGGTATAGAATTCAATTCTTTAATATCATTAACAGTTTCCCCTCTTAACCATAATTTAATAATGGAATATGTTTTTTTAGGACTAATAGATATTCCATTAATCAGATTGTATTGTTCCGTATCTTTAAGGATACTTTCATTAACTAATTTTGTAGTTAAAACCCTCCATGCTTCGTGTAAATCTTGTTTATATATTTTAAATGAGAAACAACCTCCTTCTTTATTATCATCTGATTCCCATAATGGTTGTATATCTTCTCTCATAAGAAATAGCATACCGTTTTGTATATGTATAGGTTTTAGTAATTGTAATACTACAACAAACTCCTCGATAGTATTAAAAGAACATAACCTACTATAACTTTCTAGATCCCATTTTTCATCATCGAATTTATGGAACCATAGTGTCCAGGAAGTATTTAGTTCTTGTTTTTCCATAATTTATGTTTATTTAATATTAATTATTAAAATAAATCAATTTTTCTTTAAATATATTCTTTTTATATACTATATGAATATCAATATTGTATTAAATGCACTAATCCATATTTTAATATTAATATTACTTTTTACCTTTTTTATTAATAATAGAAACGATACCAATAGTGTCATATTTATTTTAGCAGTTACTATAGTATTTGTCTGTTATTTATTAGAATTTGTTAGAAGACCTGATATAATGAACCTTAAATTAAATAATTCTAAAAATAATAATTCAAATTCAAAAAATTCTTTAGAAAATATTCATAATAATATTAATATATTAAAAAAAAAAGTTGATATATTAAATAATATTAAAAATAATAGTAAAAATAATAGCAAAAATAATAGTAAAAATACCAATAATATAGAAGGTAATATTATAGAAAATTTTACAGCTTCAATCGATCATACTATAGGACCATGGGACGGTATAAATGTAGAAGAAAAGTCAAAAAATAAAAGATTTAAAATAGACGATAAATATCCAGATGAAGATTGTAAATGGAGAAAAAAACCTTGTAATGTAGATTTATATAAAACTGTAGGTAGTGTTTCACCAACAGGTTTAGAAATTGAACATAAACCTGACACTAGTCATACTAAAACATTACCATCTGTAACTGGAAATAAAGAAGACCCTAATTCCCTTTTTATGTTTGCTTTCAATCAATCACACCCAGACTGTTGTCCTTCTACTTTTAGTACTTCTACCGGTTGTGTATGTACTACTAAAGAACAAAGAGAACATATAAATAAGAGGGGGGGTAATAGAAGTAAGGATATTTATCCTGCTATCTAAGTTTATTACTATGTTTATTACTATATAGGTAAATAATTATTTGGGCAAAGTATTAATTATTTCATAATTAAAATATTCAAAATCTTTTTTATAAATTTTATTAATTATGCTAAGTATTTTATTAGTATAATACTTTCTTAAATCATATTTCCGGTGATTTTCTAAATCTTCAACTTTTTTTATATTAATATTTTTTATATTATAGTTTTTATCTATTAAAAATAAATATTGTGGATAATAATGTATTATATTAAAGTCATATGTATAATCAAATTTATATTGAATTAGATTTCTTTTAATAAATTTTCTGAATTCATATGGGTTTTTTTTGGTTGTTCTATAAATAAACGCACTTATAATTCTATGATATGGATTTCTAACATATGTTATAATTTCATCAATATTATACTCTTTTAAATATTTATCAAAAAAAATATATGGCATATGTGCTAAATCTATTTTATTAATATCCCAAAAACATTTTAATATATTTACACCCCTTTTTTCTTTAATTTTATTTCTTATATATTTTCCGGAATTTTTAGGTATATGAATAAAAACATGTACTTTATTATTATATTCAAATATTAATACCATATAATAAAAACATTTATTAAAAAAATTTTCAATTAAAACTAACTATACATACCAAATGGTGGTTCGTCTTCCATTTTCCCCAAATCAACTAAATTTTTTATAATATCTCTATCTATTTGTAAAGGCAATTTAAAATTATCTATTTTAAATGGTAATTCTAAATCACCAATATTACAAGTTTGAGTTATTCTTATAATATTTAATTTAGATAATATAGTTTCAAATGTTCTCCTTAAATTTCTAACTCCGTCTTCTTTCGAATAATTTTCAATGATATATTTTATTATATCTTCATCAAATACAATATCTTCTTCTTTAATAGCGACTTCCTTACATAAACTAGGTATTAAATAATCTTTTGAAATAACTATTTTTTCATCTAAACCTAACTTATTAGTATGTATCATATACATTCTATCTCTTAAAATCGGATTTACTCTATTTATATCATTTAGTGAAAAAATAAATAATGCCTTAGATAAATCAAGTGGAATATCATTATAATATTTATCCATAAAATGATCATTTTGCGAGAAATCTGTCATATGTATTAATAAATTAATAATCTCTTCCCCTTTTGGAGTTTCACTAACCTTATCTAACTCGTCAAAATATATAACCGGATTCATACATTTAGACTTTTTAAGAATATCTACAATCTTTCCAGGTTGCGAACCTTCATAAGTATAACTATGACCGTCAAAGAAACAAGAATCTGTCGCACCACCCAAAGATATAAATTGAAACGGTCTATTAATCATTTTAGCAATACCCTCTTTTACTAAGGTAGTTTTACCGTTACCCATAGGCCCAACTATAGAGAAAACACTGCCTTTGGAACGCGGATTAGAAATCCATTGGGAAACAATTTGTAAAATTTGACATTTTGCCTTTTTATGCCCGTAAACAGAACGATTTAGTGTTTTATTTGCGTTAATTAAATAATCAGTAATTTCTTCTTGACTATTATTCATATTTATAGGTAAATCCTTATAAATTCCAAATGGTATATTTAATAATCCGTCAACCCAACCTTTTATTTTATAATATTCGGTTGAATTAGGTTCTAAGTTTCGCAATGCTTCAACCTTTCTAATGGCTGTTGCCTTTATTTCATTGTCAATATTGGATTTAAGAATTTTAAATCTAAGAGGTGTCGTATTTTCATTTATATTAGTAATTTTTTTTTCAATTTCCATAATCTCTTCTCTTTGCTTTTCATCTAAACTATAGAAATATTCTACCATATTTTGATTATATTTCTGTAATATTTCCATATATTCTTCTTTTATTTCCTTTTTATCTTCATAATTTTTATTAATATATTTAGATAATAACTTTCCTATAAGCATTTCATCGTCATCATATTCGTCACTGTCGAAACTATCATATGAACAATCACTTTCTCTTTCGTCTTCTTTTATTTTAGTGTAATCTATTGTTTTTGGTTCAAAAAAATTATAATCAATTAAGTCTTTTATATTTCCATGCTCATCTACATCAGATTCCTCATCGCTAAAACTAACCTTCTTTTTCTTTTTATGCTTTGGTTTTTCTGTATCTTCGATTACAATATTTAAATTTTCTTCATTATCTGTTGTATCATATGTATCTGTTGTTTCATTTGTATCATTTGTATCATTTGTATCTGAGAAATACAATTCTTCTAAAGTATTAATATTTATATTTTCTCTTTTCCTTTTGCTTCTGGTAAGCATTTTATGTTTTTTATCTGTATCTGTCATTTTTATATTATCAATAAAATAAATCTTTAAATTTATACAAAAAAATAAATGATATAATAAATGATATAATAAATGATATAATATAAGTGAAACAATATAAGTGAAATAATATAAGTGAAATAATATAAGTGAAATAATATAAGTGAAATAATATAAGTGAAATAATATAAGTGAAACAATAAAAAAATAAAATTGAAAATTTTAATTTTAATTTAAGAATAAAACAATTTTGTTATATTATATTATAAAAATAATATGTCTATCTATAAAGAATTGGATTATAATTCAGAAATAAGTGATATTAAAGAATTACAGTTTAGTGTCAGTAGTCCAGAGGAAATAAAAAGAAAATCAGTTGTTCATGTGACTGTTCCTCTATTATATGATACTAACGGAGACCCAGTAATTAATGGTTTATTTGATCCTCGATTAGGGGTATTAGATTTAGGGAAGAAATGTCCAACAGATGAGTTGGATAATAGATTTTCACCGGGTTATTTTGGTCATATTGAATTACAGAAACCGGTAATAAGTTATCAGTTTCTTGATATAGTTATGAAAACATTAAAATGTTATTGTATTAGGTGTTCTGCGATTTTATTAGATAAAGAAGATGAAACAGAAAAAATGAAACTTGATTTTTTTAGAAATGAAAAGAATAGAAAGAAGTTTTATCATTACTATGATATTTTAAGTAAAAATAAGACTTGTGTAAAGTGTGGTTTTGTCCAACCAAGCAAATTTGTGAAGGAAGGACTCGCCAAAATCTATGCGGAATGGAAGGAAACTAGTATCCGAGAACATCTAAGTGCCGAAAGAATCCATAGAATGTTTAAGAGAATAACAGACGAAGATTGTGCGATTATGGGTTTTGATAAAAACTGGTGTAGACCAGATTGGTTGATATGTACTGTTTTACCAGTATGTCCACCAGCGGTTAGACCTTCGATTAGACAGCACACCGGTGCTAGAAGTGAAGATGATATTACTCATAAGTTAGTTGATATTTTAAAGACAAATACAACTTTAAAGAAGAAATTAGAAAATAAGAGTACTCCACCAGAAACAATAGAAGGATTTTGGGATTTACTACAATATCATGTAGCGACATATGTGGATAATGAAATCCCTAATGTAAATGAAAGTCGTCAAAGGTCAGGAAGACCATTAAAGGTGATAGTACAGAGATTAAAAGGTAAAGAAGGGAGAATTAGAGGTAATTTAATGGGTAAGCGTGTGGATTATTCCGCACGTACTGTTATTACACCAGACCCTAATATAAAAATAGATCAGTTAGGTGTACCTATTAAGATTGCTACAAATCTTACATTTCCTGAAATAGTTAATAAGTATAATATTGTAAGATTAACTAAAATGGTTAGAAATGGTCCAGATATATATCCAGGGGCTAAGTCTATTAAGAAGGCAAATGACGGAAGTAGTAAATCCTTATTATATGTAGACAGGGAAAGTATAGAATTAGAAATGGGTGATATAGTTCACCGTCATTTAATGGATGATGATAATGTATTATTTAATAGACAACCTTCTTTACATAAGATGAGTATGATGTCGCATAGAGTTAAAGTAATGAAACATAATACCTTTAGGTTAAATGTTAGTGTTACTAAACCATATAATGCTGATTTTGACGGCGACGAGATGAATATGCATGTCCCACAGTCTATACAGACTTCAATTGAGTTAAGGGAACTTGCTCGCGTTCCGTCTCAAATTATAAGTCCAAGAACAAATGCTCCAATTATTACTCCTGTTCAGGATACATTATTAGGTATTTATAGAATAACTAATGAAGGAGTATTATTTACTGAGTTGGAAATGATGAATATGTTAACAACTATTGAATCATTTGACGGTAATTTACCGGAACCAGATATTAAAGAACCATATAGAAGATGGACTGGATTACAAATATTATCTTTAATTCTTCCAGCCATTAATATGGTAAAGAAGAATAGTTTATATAATGATAAGATTGAAGGAGGGGATAAAGATCCTCTTCATACTGTTAAAATCAAAGAAGGTAATATTATACAGGGGCGTTTTGATAAGAAAATTATTGGTAATATGGTTCATACTATATTCAATGATTTTGGGGAGGTTGCGTGTCAACATTTCCTAGATAATATTCAAGATATAATTACCAAATATATATTGATAACTGGTTTTAGTGTTGGTATCAGTGATTTAATTGCGGATAATAAGACTAAAGACCAAATGAATAAGAATATTGAAAGTAAAAAAAAAGATGTTAGTCAATTAACACAGCATTTACATTTAAATATTTTAGAGAATAACGAGGGTATACCAATGTCTGAAAAGTTTGAGAATTCTATTATGGATATTCTTAATAAAACTATTTCTGAGACAGGAAAAATTGGTTTGAAAAGTTTAGATAAAAACAATAGAATGATTGATATGGTATCTTCTGGTTCTAAAGGTTCTGTGATTAATGTTTCACAAATGATATCTTGTTTAGGGCAACAGAAGGTAGACGGTAAGAGAATTCCATATGGATTTACAGACCGAACTTTACCACATTTCTTAAAATATGATGATAGTCCAGAAGGACGTGGTTTTGTTGAAAATTCCTTTATTGGTGGTTTAAGTCCGCAGGAATTTTTCTTTCACGCTATGGGTGGTAGAGAAGGTTTAATTGATACAGCTGTTAAAACTTCAGAA